GGCGGCAAAACCGTTCTGGATCTGACAAAGGACGGCGCGGCGATTACTGGATCGCTCTCTGTCAGCGAGGGGATCAAGGCTGGCGGCGATGTGGTGGCCGGTTCGGTATCACTTCAGGGTCATGTCCATTCCGGTGTTCAGACGGGCAGCGGTGAGACCGGCAAGCCTGAGTAAGGGGTGCGTTCGCGCCCCTGAATGACGGGCGACAGGGCGGGCAGGATAACCCGCATGAAGCCGCACGGACCGAAAACCAGACTATGGGGTACGACCCCGGACCGTTACCAGCGTCCTTCGGCGCGGGGATAGTCGCGGCATGTCAACGCCGTTTTGCACCATGCAGATGGGGATCAGTCCTCTCTCGGGGATCTGTGATCTCGTGATCGAGCCGACCGGCAACGGGCGCGGACGGATTGCGATCGACCGGACGGCGGCATCGTCGCTGCTCATTGCTGTTGGTACGGATCGACGTGCTGACCCTGATGATGTGACGCCCGATATGCTGACGGCACCCTCTGGCACGATGCAGGGCGTTTTCTCCCGGCGCGGTTGGCCGGGGGATATTCTTCTGGCGGACGGCCAGAGGCTCGGATCTCGGGCGTGGCTCTACGAACGCGGAAAGCGCGATGAGGCAACGCGCTCGGGCGTGCAGCAGGCCCATGAGGAAGCTGTCTCGGCGATTGCCGATTATCACGGCGTTGATGTCGATGTGGACGTGCAGTGGAACTCGGCGCGCAAGGACTGGCTCAACGCCACCGTCAGCGCGGCGGGTATTTTTGTCACGACGCAGGTTTCGACGCTGTGAGCGCGCAAATCCCCACCCCTTCCGCACTGGCCCAACGTTTTGCGGCCGCGCTGGCGCAGCAGCAGTTCATTGCGTCAGATGGGACGCTTGTGACGCTGGACGCGCTGGCTCCTGCAACGCTTGAGAGCGCGCTCGCAATTCTGTCGGGTCTCACGGATTACGAAGCCTATCTCTATCTGCGCGACCAGCTCCTGGAGCTGATGGTTACAACGGCCACGGAAAAGGGCCTGCTCCCACAGCACGCGCAGATCTGGAGAACGCCGCGCGAAGGTGCGACGGCCGCGATCGGCAATTTTATTGTGTCGAGCACAGCCAATTCAGATGCGACGTTGCCGATCGGGACGCTGATCACCGTGGATGGTTCGGTGCAGTGGTCGGTGACGGTTGCGACGACGATTGCAGCGGGTGCCTCCGCCAGTGTCCCTGTTCAGGCAACGGTGACGGGAACGGCCGGGAATCTCGCGGCCAACACGTCTGGCACGCTGGTCTCTCCTGTCGCGGGGATCTTGTCAGTCATCTCCGATCAGGATGGGCTGGCGGGGGGGGCGACATCGAGGGCGTGGAAAGCTGGCGCGCGCGCATCATTGCCTCGATCCGAACGCCTCCGGGTGCGGGAACAAAGACTGATTATCTGCGCTGGCTGACAGCGGCGGGTGCTGGGGTCAGTAACGTCGTCTCTGCTTATGACGGGCCGGGAACTGTTGGTCTGATCGTACTGATGCCGGGCTATATCGTGCCGACGACAGCCCAGATCGCGTCGCTTCAGGCGGCGATCGATGCTGAACGTCCCGTGCGCGGGAATGCCACGGTTTATCCCGGCGTTCTGGTGCCTCAGAGCCCGCAGATCAAGCTGAACCCGGACACGACGGCCGCACGCACGGCGGTTCAGAACGCGCTTGCGCCTTATTATCTCGGTTTGGGACTAGGCGGCACGATCTATGTCGAGGCCATTCAGGCGGTGATTTCCAGTGCGGCCGGATCCGCGAATACGCTCGTTTCGCCAACGCAGGATCAGACGCTCGCGGCCAATCAGCTCGCGACGCTCGGGCCGATCTCATGGGTGACGTCATGAGCGGTGCGCGGACAGCGGAGCAGATCCTTGAAGAGCGGTTGTCTCTCGTAGGACCAGGAGAGGCTTGGAAAGGTCCGAACCTGAAAGCGCTTCTGGCAGCTTTTGCGGGAGCGCGGGCTGAACTTGAGGCAGATATTGCGGCGCTTGCGGGGGAGATTTCTCCCGGGACCAGTGTTCTGCTGCTCGGGGATTATCAGACGGTTCTTGGCTCGGATCCTTATGGTCGGGACGACGGGACGCTGACGACCGCTCAATGGCAGGCTCTGCTGCAATCGCGCTGGACCGGCACGGGCGGTGCTCGAATCTCTGATTTTGAGGCGCTGGGAGCATCGTTCGGCGTGGCTGTGACCATCACCGAGCCCGAACCGGCGATCTGCGGTGTCGCGGTGTGTGGTGATGCGATCTGTAGCCAGCACACCCTGCGCTTTTACTGGATTGCCGATCTCTCCAGTGACAACGCGGACCTTATCGCCGCGATCAAGGCACAGGCTCCCGCCGATACGGTTCTGGTCATCAGTGTCAATGGGGAGTGGATCTAAATGGATTATATCAACGCGCCCGGGATCGTCGTCTTCATGGTTCAGGGGGTATATGTCTGATGGATCGCACTCAGGCCAGCGGATACGTCATCAACACAGCCGGAAAGCGCGTTTATGCGGACAAGGTGCCCGGACAGGTGCAGGGTACAAGCCTGATCGCCGTCGACCGCACCGCGACGCAGGAAGAGATCGTGGGGGCTATCGAAGCCTCGGGACAAACGCCAGATAATAATAATCTCGCTCAACTGCAGACGGCCATAGCTGTGCTCGGCAATTTGCCAGTCTGGTCGCTGGCTTTCGCAAAGACGATCGGTGGCTATCCTGCCAGGTTCGTTGTCCAGGACGCCTCTTCGTCCGGCATCTTCTGGGTCTCGACCGCCGACAACAACCTGACGACGCCGGGTGCAGCGAATGCCGCTTGGCGGTCCCTGTTCACCGGGTACATCACTCAAACTGCTTCCGACGCCCGCTATATACTCAAGGCAGGGGATACGAGCGGCGGCAATCAGGCAAACTCGGCCCTGTTTACGAGCGGCAGTCTGATGTGGGGGCCGAACTGGTCATCGTCAATCAAAGGCCAAAGCGGAGGTCAGTCAGCGGGCGACTATGCATTTGCGATGTTCGCACAGCAGCTCTCTGGCTCATACACCGCGGGCATTTTATCTCTGAACGGTTTCCAAGGGCACAGGGACTGGCGTTTCAATGAGGACGGTCATATCTATGGACCGCTCGGGCGCCTCGCTTTGTTGTCAGACATACCCGGTACGTTTGCTGTCAGCGGCAATAATTGGTTCTGGATGAAATTACCGAACGGCATCCTCATCCAGGGAGGCAATGCCTCCTACAATGCCTCTGACGGTACGAATGGCACGACCGTTACGCTACCAACGTCCTTCGGCGCTTCATTTATTTACGCGGGCGGCAATGACGTGGGGTCGAACGCCAATTCGGTCACCGTGATGCGCATCAACGGTTCGACCATCCGGCTCCTCGGTCGCGAGGTCACGTCAGGTACGCTCCAGAACACCACAATGAATTACCTCTGCATAGGAACCGCGCCATGACTGACGCAACGCCTCAAGCAGCGTCGGCATCTGCAACGGCGCTCCCGTCCACCACTTATTTCCTGGCATCGGGGCCGGGGTTTTACGACTCCCGCATTTCGGCAGTGCCTGACGGTTCAGTGGCGGTTCCAGCCGACACCTATGAGTCCATCATGACGGCCATCAACAACGGCGCCCTGCTCTCTGCTGATTCAAGCGGCAATCCTGTGATCAAGGACGGGTCAGGCAACGTGATCGCTCCCCCGTCGGTCAAAGCCGATACCAGTTATGCGCCTGTCCAGACCTTGCAATCCAAAGCTCAATCCGAGCTGGCGATGCAGCAGGCCTTGGTCATGCGGACTTATACGGTCTTCGGCGATGCAACTCCCGATGCTTGGATTACCTACCTTAAGGCGCTCAGAGCCATTGCGAATGGCTCAGACACGACCAGCACGGCGCTTCCCGACCGGCCTGTGGCGATCATGGCGTAAATCCATCCAGAGCAAACAGGACAGCCCCATGCGCCGATGCGCTCACCATATCTGCGAGATACCATGATAAATCTTGCGACCCTTTGGGAGACTTGGAGCGGTCCGGGAGGGGCTGTGATTGGAGGGTTCGTTACTTGGGGCGGAACCTTGTTACGTGCACGTCTGCAAGCTCAGAAAAATAGACTGGATGCAGGTCAACAGGCACTGGATCTCGTCGATAAAAGCCAGAAACAACAGGCAATGCTTTCAGCGGCGCTAGAGCGGTTCCGCTTTAATCTGGTTCATATCCAGCGGCTGTAAAGAAGCTGGCGCATTGACTGGGAGTGAAAGCGGGAAGCATAGCGCCGATGGTATCCCACAGAGCACTGACAGTTC